TAGCGTAGAAAATTGTTACAACGACGGCGCCCATATTGGTATTAGCTTCTACGGAAGCCTAAGCAATCAAAATAAATACAGTGATCGTTGCATATTTCACCAGGAGGAAAAATAAATGACACAATTATTTACATTCGATCAAGTTGTAGATTTAGTAGAAAAAACTTGGAATAGCGTAGACGCTCACCTTGATCCAGCTCTTAAAGGCGAGCGCAACGGTGAGTTTATGTTTCTTTTTGGTCAAATTAAGCATTATCAACGTCCTGGTAATTCTGCGACATACAAAGAATTAGCTGGAATTATTTTTAAGGCTTGGCTCCAAGACGATATTTCTTGGAATCACTTTGAGGTGCTAATGAAAACTCTTAAAAAAGATGGTGCAGCGTGAACGATCTCAAGCTAGGAGATAAGGTTATTTTTGTTCGCACGATCTGGGAGGGACGGGTAGGCACGATTACTAAGATCCGACCTTATCCCAGCGGACATAAAATCCGCGTCAATATCCCTGGAACAAATTGCAAGGCATTACACGAATACTCAATTACAGCTGTAAAAAAATACGAGGAGGCAAAAATATGAGTTATCCAGACGAAGGTCTATACACAATCCGTGAATATCTTGACGGTGAAATTACCTGGCAGAAGTTTTACGAGAATGCGATCGAGGCAGCTAATGACTACTCAAAGTTTGTAGATCACGGCACAGCCAGCTTTGAGCGCACAATAACCCTGGAGCACCCAAACGGAGCTCTATTGACTAAGCGTTTTACAACAATAGGCGTAGCTAAATGAGAAATCTGCAATTTTTAGCATTATTACAAAGCAGTATTGCTGACCTGTTGTCAGCTCTACTCAGTATCTTTGGAGGAGTGAAATGAAGCTAACACGTCGAGGCAAGGTAGTAGTAACGATCCTGGCTATTGCAGCTCTTATTGCAGGTTATTGGGTCGAAAGCCATATCTGGTGGACAGGTATGGGCTATTGCTGGGGAACTATGGAAAAGTGTGTGGGATTATGACTCACAATGAATTACTAGCAGAGATTGATAGACTAGAGGCGGTTCTTACCGATAGTTATGGTATGTCTGCCCTTCGTGCAGTAGTGGAATTGCATAAGCCTGAATATTGGCAAAACCCAAATGTTCCAGAATGGAACGGCGCAAACTGCACCCATTGTTTAGAGGAACGGGGGGATTATATGTCACCTATTGAAGCGTCTTATCCCTGCCCTACTATCCAAGCCATAGAAAAGGAGCTTATATGACACTGGACTACCGTGAAGAGATCAGAAATGACATAGCTCACGAGTTTGGCTTAGAAGCTTTAGGTTATGGGGTGCCTAAACCTAAGCTGCCTATTCGCGTAGCTCAACGCATAATCTGTAAATACCTTATTGACAATGGTTTAGAGCTCAAGCGAAAAAAGCTCAATCCAAAAGCTGTAGAGCTAGCCAAAAGGTATGTAGCTATATTTGGACGGTACTTATGAGCTGCGCTCACGTAGCGGCTGGCAAAGTCGAAATGGACCCTTACGGTTCGCTTCACGGTGTTTGTAAATACTGCGAACTAAGAATTGTAGGCACTTGGAAAAAAAATAGCTTTACAGGCTGGGAATTAAGTTTGGGAGTGGCTAGCAGCTCCTAAAAGGAGCTCAGGGATTCCTGCCCCTGAGCTCAAGTCAAGATCTCTTGCCAGTTTCTTACCTGTTTCTGGCAGGAGATCTTGTTACTTACAGGTAGAATAAAAGTCCCTATTCGCTATCTCTCATTAGGAGGACGAAAATGAATAGTCAAGCAACCGATAACAATATAAGTCGCTGCAAGTGTGGCAGCTGGATATACGCAGGTAACTCCTGCGGAGTATGCGGATCTGGAGGAAAGGTCTTCGCATAGTAAATAAGGCAAAAGTCCTTTTAACAGCCTTTACGGTAGGACTTTTGCACGTTGCAGGCGCTCAGGCAGCTCAAGCTCCAACAAGAGCCGTACATATACAAATGTCTCCCAGGGCCTATAGCCAGGTAGCTATAGCTCGCCAGTGGAGAGATAGAGCCCACCAGTACGCCTGCCTTAATCAGCTCTGGACCCACGAAAGTCACTGGAACCCAAAAGCTGCTAATCACAGCTCTACGGCCTATGGCATTCCTCAATTTTTAGACTCTACCTGGAGTAACTACAATTACCCAGTACGGCCTAAAGATCCGATAGTTCAAATAACCGCTGGACTGCGTTATATAACAAAACGTTACGGATCACCCTGTCAGGCCTGGTCTTTTTGGAAAACGAGGTATTGGTATTAAATGAGCTGGATAACACCTGTAGCTCCTAGCTGGGAGCCAATAGATACACGTCCTGGACGCGATCCATTCGAGGACGACGACGAAGAGGAATGATCAACGCAGCTGTCGTTGATTTAGTAATAGCTCGAGCTGCTGGCTACTGCGAAACGTGTGGTGGCCCAGCTCTTGAGTCAATGGCACTGCACCACAGAAAGCTCAAGTCAAGAGGTGGGAAAGACACACCGTCTAACTTGATCTGGATACACCACAGCTGTCACAACCTGGCAACGGACAGCATTCACCTAGCGCCTAAAGCAGCTACAGCTAAAGGCTATATGGTCAGCAGTTGGCAAGATCCAGCACAAACGCCTATGCTTACACCCGAAGGTTTAATGGTTTTATTAGCAGATGACGGCACTATTACGGAGGCAAAATGAATCAGAATCAGATTTTTATTTCAGGCAATCTCGGATCAGATCCAGAGATTAAGCAAGTTAAAGATTTTCAGCTATGTACATTTTCACTAGCTCATACTCCCTGGAGTAAAACAAAAGGCGACGGCGAGACAATCTGGTTTCGTGTCAATATCTGGGGCAGTCAAGGTGACGCTATAGCTCGTGAGCTGCGTAAAGGCGACTCTGTAAGTATCGTCGGTAAGTTTGGCGTCTCCAAGTACACAGCCAAAGACGGCACCGAAAAGTCAGCTAACGAGATCACGGCTAGCGACGTCTCAATCAACATTAAGTCAGCTCGTACAACCGATAGTTATGGAAAAGTAGCTAGTATCCAGGACGTCCCTGGGTGGTAAAACTTAAAAAAACTGAATGGTGGAGCTGCGATCAGGTAACTGATTATCTAGGCGTCACCCTCAATAACCTGCGCCAGCTTCAACACAGGCAGCGAATAGTCTGGAAAAAGCGTGAGGGACGCAAGGTCTATTACCTAGCTGAGGAAGTCAAAGCCTACGATCGCAAGCGAAAAGAGAGTAATCACGGCTAAACTTTTAGCGTGTCTCTTGTTATCACCGAAGAAGTCTCTATAGCTGAGCTAGATGAGGCTATTTCCAATATGTACACGCAGCTGAAAACTGACGTGTATGGCAACCGTATGGACTGGCGCAAAAGACAGCTTCTCGAAAGCAGCATAGATGATCTCCTGGACGCGAGATTAGAAGCTATGCAAAAGCTTCACGCTTAGACCACCTGTAATAATTACAGTAGAGTTACGTTTATGTCTGACACTAACATTCCAGCACAAACTATAGCCAAACGTGCTAAAAAGGTTAAAAAGGACATATCGGTCTTACAACGTGAGTATGAAGTAGTAAAGCTACGGACAGCTGGTAAGACTTATCAGGAAATAGCTGAAACCCTGGGATATGCCAATCACACAGGAGCTAGAGAAGCCTGGCTCAGAGCTGTAGAGCGCGTACCTGTTGAGTCTGTCAATGAATACCGACAGATCCACTTGCAACGCTTAGAAGCTACGGTCAATATCTTGTGGCCTTTAGTAGAAGCTGGCAACTTACAAGCTTTCCCACACTTTATGGCAGCTCTCAAAGAAGAAGCTGCGCTATTGGGACTTTATGCACCAAAGGAATCTAAGGTGGAGGTGACAACTTATGATGGAACTGTTTTACGAGAACGAGCTCAACAAATTATCCGAATCCTTGAATCTCACAGCGATACGCAGGGGGGAATGGGTCAAGCTAGCAGCGAGAGCTGAGCAGCTTCCAGACGAAGGTGACTGGTCTACCTGGCTCTATCTAGCTGGACGTGGAGCTGGTAAAACACGTATGGCAGCTGAATGGTTAGCTTGGCAAGCAGCTACAAATGATCACACACGCTGGGCGATCGTAGCTCCTACTTTTGGCGACGTGAGAGACGTGTGCGCTGAGGGAAACTCAGGGATTATTGGCATACTGCGTGAATATGACGTTTTAGAGGACTACAACCGTACCTACGGGCATATAAAACTGCGTAATGGGTCTTTGATACGACTCTTCTCAGCTGACGAGCCTAATCGCCTCAGAGGGCCTCAATTTCACGGCGCCTGGTGTGACGAGCTCAGCTCCTGGAGATACTCAGACACCTGGGACCAGTTGCAGTTTGGCCTACGCCTGGGAGATCACCCACGTACGGTAGTAACGACAACGCCTAAGCCTGTATCGCTTGTACGCAACTTAGTCTCTAGAAATGACGGATCTGTCAAGGTAGTTCGAGGCTCAACTTTTGATAATGCAGCTAATTTAGCTCCTCAAGCTTTGATCGAGCTGCAGCTGAGATATAACGGCACCAGGTTAGGACGCCAGGAGCTATACGGTGAGCTGCTAGAAGATATCGAAGGCGCACTATGGACTCGCAAGATGATCGACGACGCCAAAGTAAAAGAAGCTCCTAATCTGACCAGGATCTGCGTAGCTATCGACCCAGCTGTTACCTCAGGCGAGGACTCAGACGAAACAGGAATGATCGTAGCTGGCGTATCTATGGACGGACAGTATTACGTTCTATATGACGGAACTCTAAGAGCTTCCCCCGACGGCTGGGCCAGGAGAGCTGTAGAGCTGTATCACGAATACAAAGCTAATCGAATAGTGGCTGAAAAAAATAATGGTGGAGATATGGTGGGATCTGTTATTCACCACGTAGATCCGACAGTGCCAATTAAGTTAGTGACAGCTACCAGAGGTAAGCAGATTAGAGCTGAGCCAGTATCTGCGTTATACGAACAAGGCAAAGTTCACCACGTAGGAGGTTTTGATCAGCTTGAAGATCAAATGGTCAGCTGGACTCCAGACTCAGGTATTTCACCCGACAGAATGGACGCTTTAGTTTGGGCAATTACAGAATTATCTGCAGCTTCTCCAGCTATGCAGTATTTAGCTAGCAAAGTTGATTTCTGTCCTAATTGCAGAATGCCTTCACCAAAGGGAACAAACGTGTGTCCTAAGTGTCAAACCGCTATCATTACACCTAGCCTGTAATACAAGGGGCGCTAACTTAGGAGAGACACGTGGGTCTAATTGACCGTCTAGCAAAAGCAGTAGCAGATCAAATCGAAAAGGCAGCACCTAACCTTCCAGCTGGAGCAGTCACTATGACTGAACAGCAAATGCAGCAAGCTTCGATTAACAATAGCTACACAACTAAGCCTCTCCCACGTAATCCTGCTTTTGGAAATGTACCTTTTGCACCAGGTCTACCAATTACTCCTGGAGCAATTAACCCAGTAGGCGATAACGGACGCGCTGATCCACGTCGTTATGAATACCAGGTAGCTCAAAATATCAACGTAGCTACAGAGCAGAAGCTCGTACCTTTTAAGACCCTACGTGGCGCAGCTGAACAGATTGACATAGTTCGCCGTTGTATTGAAGTGCTCAAATCAAAGATCACAGGAATTGACTGGGATATCGTTATTGCTGAGGACGCCTCAGAAAAGATTATTTCTGAAATCGGTGGAGATCACGTAAGAGCTATGGCTCAAGCTCGTGACAAGTTCGCAGATGAGATTTATCGTTGTCGTACATTCTGGGAAAACCCAGATAAGGCTAACGGCTACACCTTTATTGACTGGCTAATGGTTTCACTTGAAGAGATCCTGGTACTAGACGCCTGGGCTATCTGGCCTCAACGCACAGTCGGTGGAGATCTTTACGGACTACAAGTATTAGACGGATCAACAATTAAGCCACTTTTAGACGATCGTGGAATGCGTCCTATAGCGCCTAACGCTGCTTATCAACAGATCCTTTACGGTTTCCCTCGCAGCGAGTTCACAGCTCAAAACGATAACCCAGAAGCTGATGGCGAGTTCACAGCTGACGAGCTTGCTTATCTAATTCGCAACCGTAGAGCTATGAGCGTTTATGGAAACTCACCTGTCGAGCGCTGCCTACCTGTAGCTGATCTTTACCTACGTAGACAACAATGGCTTAGAGCTGAATGGACAGATGGCGTATTGCCAGAGCTTATGTTTAAGGTAGATCCTGATTTTGGTAATGATCCAATTCTTCTACGCCAGCTTGAAAACTCACTCAATGACGATTTAGCTGGACAGACTGAACAGCGCAAGAGAGCTCGTGTTCTCCCAGCTGGTTTTGATCCAGTTCAATTCGACGGATACGGCGAGAAGTTTAAGGAAATCTTAGACACGTACCTCGTTACTAGTATCTGCGGACATTTCGGAGTTATGCCTACTGAGATCGGCTTCTCTGGACACGGTGGATTAGGAAACTCTGGACACCAGATGGGCGAACAGCAATCAGCTCAACAAATCGGCGTAGGCCCACTTGTTACCTGGTTATCTAAAATGCTCACAAACCTCAGCTACAGCTACCTCGGTATGCCACGCGAGCTTGAGTTTAAGTTTATGATCGACGAAGGACGCGATAACGAGTCAGAAGCTAAGAGAGCTGATATCGAGCTTCGTGGAGCTACTCGCACAATCAACGAGCGTCGCTCAGAGCTCGGACTTCCATTATTAGAC